CTGACAAGAGTTTAGTATATAAACGCTATAAGATCAAACAAAACAAGCAAGGGCTATGGGCGTTAAGTTATGCTGGCAAGGACGATATAGATTATTTTAGAATTAAGACCACTGCTATTCTAGCAGCTAAGTTTTATGATCAAACTAATTTTAATCGCTATAACGAAGTTAAGACATTAGATTCGCAGTACTGGAACAACAGTAACGATGCTAGTTTTTTTAAGTATAGATATGAACATGCAAAGGATCTAGAGCAACGTGATATTTGTTTGTGGCGATGGGAAATTGCAGACGGCCGGGCTAAACGTTATAAGGAACAAATTTCCGTAATGTTTAAGTCAAACTTTTGATAAATAACAATAACAGTCTTTTAGGGATTACAGAACATGCAGATTAAAGAACTTTCACATCCAAAGAGTAGCAAAGCACTTAACGAGAGCGTAGCTAAGAAATTTGGATATAAATTAAACGTAGATAGTTTCACTATGGAACAACTACAAGCAGCACGTGACAAGATCACTGTTGAACTTGCTGAATTCGAAACAAGCAGAAACTATGACGCTGTGTTCGAAAACAACGCTTATCAGCGTGACCGTGCATTACTTGATGTAATCACACAGGCTATTTCAGAACGCACACTTTCTCCAGGCGAAGAAAAGAAGAAAGAGAAATACGTAAAAGGCATGAAGTCAAAGTCAGGCGAATTTAAAAAGCGTTATGGCGAAAAAGGCGATGAAGTTATGCATGCCACAGCTACTAAAATGGCAAAGAAAGAAAGCATTGAAGAAGCAATGCAAGTTCTACGTGGTGTTCTAGCAGAACAAGTTCTTACTGAAGGCGAAGAAGAAAAAGCAGCGTTGATCATGAGCGCTCGTGATATGGTTGACAAAGTCACAGGATGGCTAGAAGATACTGCATCATTAAAATCAGAAACCATGTTAGAATTAGTAGACTCTATAAGAGATGAACTAGGCTCAGACATTAGCAATCAGTTCGCAGGCAAAGTTAAGCCAGCTCTAGAAGAAGTTTATAACACACTAGAAACTGCACGTACTACATTAGCACAAGCAGTAGCTATCTTAACAGGCGAAGAGGCTCCAGGAATGGGCGCAGAAGCACCACCAGAAATGGGTATGCCAAGTGAAGAAGAGTTCCCAACAGGCGACGAGTTTGCAGCAAGTGATGCAGGCACAGGCGGCGAAGAAGAAGCTGGTCGTGCAATGCGTGAAAGTATTGCATACAGCCGTAAGCTAGGCACTATCTTAAGTTCAAAAAAAAAGTAAATGAAGGTGCGGATAATTTAATCCGCATCCTTTCACACTTAAAAAACAAAGCAGAGCGTTCCGGCGGTGGACAATATAGTTGGGAAGCAGTTTCCAACTTGTTGCGAAACATGTCCGGTTCCGAAATGGATTACGAAACATTCAAAGCAGAATACGATTCGATCCCGCAACTAAAAAATATTGTACAACAGTTTGATTCACGAGGTGTTACTTTGGTTAAACCTAAAGAACCAGAAGCAACTCGTTCGGATAAAAACACAGCAGGGTTAGATGCAGCAGCGTCTAGAGCGGCAGCTAAATCGCTCAAACAGCCTGGATGAGCTTGACGTAAAGGGTCGTAATACTATATAATGTACTATGACCCTTTTAATTGAAAAATATACCTATAGCAAGCTAACTAGAGACGAAAGCACTGGCAAACGCCTATACGCTACTCCTACCGGACACAAAGTTCCGTCAGTAACAACAATCCTAGACAAAACAAAACCTGCAGAAACTCGTATTGCACTAGCCAATTGGCGAAAAGCAGTTGGCGAGAAAAAAGCCCAGGAAATTACAACCGAAGCTGCCAATCGCGGTACTAGGATGCACAAGTATCTTGAGGATTATGTTACACAAGGTTTCTTATCACCGCCTGGTTCTAACCCATTTAGTCAGCAAAGCCATAAGATGGCAGAATGTATTATTGAAAAAGGGTTCGGTGCAGTATCCGAAGTCTGGGGTAACGAAGTCCCCTTATACTTTCCAGAACTATATGCGGGAACTACTGATTGTGTAGGCGTGCATAACGGCGAGCAGAGTATTCTAGATTACAAGCAAACTAACAAACCTAAGAAAATAGAGTATATTGACGACTATTTTATACAGCTAACAGCTTATGCTCTAGCACACAACGAAGTACACGGTACAAATATCCGTAAGGGTGTTATTTTAATGTGTAGCAAAGACTTCGAATATCAAGAGTTCATACTTAAACCCGAAGACTTTGACTACTGGACAGAGCGTTGGTGTAAGCGAGTGGAAGAATACTACCGCATGAACTGATAAATATCACATAAGAGGATATTTACATGGCTGTCGTACAAATTTCGAGGATTCAACTACGTAGAGGTAGAGCAAACCAGACCCCAATTCCACAGCTTGCTAGTGGTGAATTAGCATGGGCTATTGATACACAGGAATTGTGGATCGGTAACGGAGCAGTTGGTGAAGGTGCTCCGGCAGTAGGAAATACTCGAGTGTTAACAGAAGCAGATGCTCCGACTCTGCTAAATGCAATTGAGTACACATACAAAAACGACACTGCCCCTATACAAACTGGAGCTTCTGAAAACTTTCCAGTTGTTCGTCCTGCACAAGATAAGTTAGACGAACGTGTATCGGCAGCAGATTACGGAATTATACCGGGAGGATCGGATCAATCCGAAGCTATACAACGTGCAATTGACAACTTGTTTTTAGATAATGCAATTGCAGGAGCAGCATGCCGCGTAACATTAGAATTTCCAGCAGGCGAATATAACTTTGACTCTACTATCTACTTGCCTAGCTATGTAACTATTGTAGGTGCAGGCAAAGAAAAAACTATTTTCAATTATACCGGCACTGTAGCAGCATTTGAGTTCGTTAATGATACTTCAACTAAACTAGTAAGAAGTTCAATTGCTTCTACAACTTACAACAATCAACCTAAGTTTTGCAAGTTATCAGGGTTTACATTAAATGCTGAAGACTCTGGATTAGTATACGGATTTAGGTTAAACGCTGTCCGTGATTCTACTTTCAGTGACATAGAATTAGTAGGCATAGGTGTAACTGCAACTAGCAGTTACGGTATCGGAATGCACGCTCTTAGTTCAGTCATTACTTGCCAACGTAACACATTTGCCAATGTAACAATTGACGGGTTCGGTTATGATGTATTTGCAAAACAAGACATTTTTAACAATCACTTCACTGGTTGTGAATTTTTAAATTCGCGATATGGTATTAATTTCGGAACAGGTGCTACATTGTCTAGTACAGGTGAACACTTCGGACCAAGAAAGAATACTATCGACAATTGCTATTTTTATAACATTAGCCGAGAAGGTGTTATTGTTAGCAACGGTACAGGTAACAAAACACACAGCAATACATTCGACAATGTAGGTAACGCTGGCGGCGGCAATGCCGACAACTTGTATAACCAAATCAAGTTTGTGTCAGCTGGTAATTCATCTACACATGATAACTTTGACAGAGCAGTTAGAAGAGATGTTATAACGGGAACTGTAGTTGATACTTCCTTATCATATACTTTCTCAGAAACATATCTAAGTGAAGTTGGCGGTAAAGTACAATTTGCTGACAATGAGCCTAGAACACGTTCTGTACCAACATCTGCTAGTTCATACACTAACTTGTTTAGAATCCCAGTATCAGCTAGTGCCGGTATTGAGATTACCTATGTTCTAGAGAGTACAGCGTATCCACAAATGCGTCGTGGTAAAATAAATGTATCAGTAGACTTAAATGCTACTAGCATACAATTAGTAGACGAATATGAATACGTTGGTACAGCAGGGCAAGATTCAAATATTCTGTTCGATGCAGATCTCACAAACGGTTGCGTAGTAATCA